GAGTGGGAACAGGAGCATCTTAAAGAGGGTAGATATACTCTCAATATGGTTAAGATTGACAGAAAAGTCAGAGACGTAATTAGCCATATTAAAATTGCAGAAGCTCAAAAAGAGCATTTGCAAAATAAGATAGAAGGCTCTGAACCTCAAGTTTCTGTAGCTACTTAATAAAAAGCTACATCGTTGGAAAAATCCAATCCACATTGCAGGCCCTCTTGCGCTCTACTTAAAACTACTATATAACTTTTGCACTATACAATTAATTAGAATACTGACGCGTATAGTCGACGGCCTAGAGACAGTATTCGGAAAAACTAGGAGGATACAATTATGGCAAAAACTACGTTTTCAGGACCGGTCATTTCTAAAAATGGCTTTGTAAACACGGGACCTGATATGACTGTTAGCTTAACGGCTGACACTACTTTAACAGTTGCTACACACGCAGGTAAGATTTTACTTTGCAACGATGCTGATGGTAAGTTTACTTTACCAAGCATTAATGTAAATAGTAATGGAGCTACTGCAGGTGATAACGACTTTAACAATCTAAACAACATTGGTGCTTCTTTTCACTTTTTTGTGGAAACTGCTGCAACAGATATGGACATCTTAACAGATGGAACTGATAAGTTTAAAGGTTCTATTTTAGTTTCTGTAGATGATGGAACTATAAAAGGTTTTGTACCAGGCGCATCTAATGATGTTATTACTATGAATGGTTCTACAAAAGGTGGAATCGTTGGTAGTGTAGTATCTTTCACTGCGATTGATACTGCTACATACATGGTTCACAATTCTTTATTGATTGGATCAGGTACAATAGTAACACCATACGCAGACGCGTAATAATTAACTCGGGGCGCCTGGTAATGCAGGCGTCCTTTAAAAGGAGGAAAACATGGCAGACACAGTATTAAATACAACAGTATTTGATGGAGCTAAAAAACTAATCACACACTACAATGTAGTTTCTGATTCTTCAGGAGGCACGACTAAAATAGTTGATGTTTCTGAGTTGACTACAAATCCTGCAACAGGAGCAGCTTGTTCTAAAGTTAGACTTATAAAAGTAAATTTTAATGTTTCTGTAACAGCACCCGTTGACGCAATCAGAATGTTATGGGACGCCGATACAGACGTAGTGTTTCAAACTTTAGCAGGCGAAATGGAATATGATTACTCATCTTTTGGTGGATTAAAAAATACCGATGCAACTGGAGTAACAGGAGATGTTAATGTAACATTACCAGCTTGTTCAAATGGAGATTCAGCTACAATTGTTTGTGAGTGGTTAAAAATATACTAGGGGACTAAATGGCTAATACTACCTCTGGAACAGCAACGTTCGATAAAACTTTTGCTATTGATGAAATAGTAGAGGAGGCTTTTGAACGTATTGGATTACAAAACGTTGCAGGTTATCAACTAAAATCTGCAAGAAGATCTTTAAATATATTATTTCAAGAATGGGGTAATAGAGGTATTCACTATTGGGAAATAGGAGACACTAATTTAGATTTGATTGAAGGGCAATCAGACTATGATTTTTTCAGATCTAGTGATGATGGAACTTCTGCAACCACAACTGCACCTGCAAGTGTGTTTGGTGTTTCGGATGTCCTTGAAGCACAATTAAGATCTAATAGAACTCAAACAACACAATCAGATTCACCAATGACTAAAGTAGATAGATCTACTTACGCAGGTTTTTCTAACAAACTTTCTAAAGGTACACCCAATCAATATTGGGTAGAAAGATTTATTGATAAAGTTAGAATACATATCTATCCAACACCAGATTCTACGAGTGCATCTAAAGATATGCACTTTTATTTTATAAAAAGAATTCAAGATGTTGGAGATTATACAAATGCAACAGACGTACCATTTAGATTTGTGCCTTGCATGGTATCTGGTTTAGCATTTTATTTAGCTCAAAAATATCAACCACAAATGGTTCAACCTATGAAGTTGTACTATGAAGATGAATTTGCTAGAGCATTGGCAGAAGATGGATCTGCATCTAGCACATACATTACACCAAAAGCTTATTACCCAGGATCATAATGACAAAAACAGTTAAAGTAGGTGATTATGG